AATAATAGGTCCACAATAAAATATAAATAATATGAGTAATTTTACAGATTTTTTTCCAGCAGCTGGTGGAGGCGGTGGTGGTATACCTAAATATGAAGAATTTACTGCTTCTGGTACATTTACTCCAAGCCAAGAATTAATTGATGCGGGTGGTAGATTAGCTTATATAATAGTAGGCGGAGGTGAAAAAGGAGATGGTAGCTATGGTGGTGCTGGGGGTATGGTAATACACGGTTATGCCACTTTAACTTCAACAACAGGTTGTACGGTAACAATTGGAGCTGGCGGTACTTGCGGTAACTGTGATGGAGGCGACACTACTGTTGCTTTTGCAAGTGCAGGGGGAACAAGTATAACTGCTAAAGGAGGATCGGGATTATATTATGGATATGAAGGACAATTTGCTAGAAATGGTGGAGGAACTGGTTCTACAGCACATCCAGGAGTTTTTGGTTATGGGAGAGGTGGTGGAAACCATAATGGAAATGTTACTAATACTAACCCTATTGGGAAATATGGGTCCGGAACTGATTCAAGCTATAATGGTATTAATGGCTTTGTAAGAATAATTTGGTTTGAATAAAATATTATGGAAAGAATAGCAATTATAGAAAATGGCGTAATAACTAATATTATTGCAGGAAATTTGGATTTTGCTGAAAGCTATGATGGAATGGCAGTTGTTGTAAATGATGATAGTATAGGTATAGGATGTACATACACAAACGAAACATTTGGGCCTCCTAATAAATCACAAGAAGAAAAAGAAGCAGATGCTAGATCTTGGAGAAATAGAGAATTATTAAGTACTGATTGGATTGTATCATTAGCAGATTATCCAAAACATGCAGAATGGCTAACCTATAGAGAAGAATTAAGGGATTGGCCATCAACAGAAAATTTTCCAGATACGAAACCTTCAAAACCATAATAAATGGCATTAACAAAATTAACAAAGAACTTAATTGACGGAACTTTTGGTACTGAATGGGATAGTACCATCCAGACAAGTAATTTTACAGCTGTAGCTGGAAAAGGTTATTTTGTTAATACAACATCTAACGAAATAACAGTTACTTTACCAGCAGGAGTAGTTGGTAACGAAGTTATTATACAAGACTATGCAGGTACTTTTGGAACAAATAAAGTAATATTTGATTCCAACGGTTCAGAAAAGATTCAGGGTTCTACAGATAATTTTGAAAATACTACTAATAATTCTACTATAACTTTAGTTTATCAAGATGCCACTAAAGGTTGGACAGCTGATAATATTGCTGTATTTACTCCTACTATATCAATATCTTATCTAATAGTTGCAGGAGGAGGTGCCGGTGGAGGCCACATCAACACTAATTATGGTGGAGGTGGTGGTGCTGGTGGTATGCTAACAGGTATTAAAAATAACGCTTCACCTGCAACAAATTACTCAATAACAGTTGGGGCAGGTGCTACATCTGGAACTGACGGGAGTGATAGTCAAGCGTTTGGAATAACTGCAACAGGCGGTGGTGGGGGCGGATGGTATAATAGCACAACCCCCTCGGATGGTGTAGGTAAAGATGGTGGATCTGGAGGTGGTGGAGCATCAGGTTATGCTTCAGGGGCTTTGCCTCCATTTGCAGGAGGATCCGGAGTATCTGGACAAGGAAATAATGGTGGTGAAGCTAATAACAGTGGTGGTTATCAATCTGCTGGAGGAGGTGGCGCTGGAGCTGTTGGGGGCAGCGTTAGTGGAAGTGGAGGTGCCGGTGGTGATGGTGGTGTCGGAGTAGCAAGCACAATAACTGGTTCTTCTGTATTTTATGCAGGAGGAGGAGGAGGCTCTGGTTATAATGGGGCCGGTGGTGCTGGTGGAAATGGTGGTGGTGGCTACGGTGGATCATACAATCCTACTGTTAATCCAGCCGCAGCAGGTGCTGCTAATACTGGTGGTGGTGGCGGTGGCTCAATGAACGCACTAGGTAATGGGGGTGCTGGTGGATCAGGAATAGTAGTATTAAGTTATCTTTCCTCACTTACTTTAACAAACGGTGGCGGGTTAACACTAACAACAGCAACTGTAGGCTCAAATAAAGTAACAACTATAACAGCAGGAACTGGAAATATACAATTAAACTAATAATATGGCACATTACGCATTTTTAAATATGGCTAACGTAGTAACCGAAGTAATAGTAGGTAAAGATGAAGGCGATACAAATACAAACTGGGAATTAGAATACCAAGATGTAAGAAAACAAGTGTGTAAAAGAACTTCTTATAATACTCGTGGGGGTGTACACTCAAATGGTGGCACTCCATATAGAAAAAATTATGCCGGGATAGGATATACTTATGATTTTGGTAGAGATGCTTTTATACCACCAAAACCTCATTCAAGTTGGTTACTAAACGAATCATCTTGTACATGGGAAGCCCCAGTAGAATACCCAGATGATGGGGATATATATACATGGGATGAAGAAAATCAAGAGTGGGATAAAGTATCATAAAAAATATTAAATGGCACAAACTAAACCTAAGGCAGGACAATTTTTTGGCGTATCAGATAATGGTACAGACGGTCAGTTTTTAAGAACTGATGGTGCGGGTGGTATGTCTTGGGCAGCCCCAATAGTTGAACCTACAATAACTTCTATTGACTATCCAGGAACAGCTACAGCTGCAGATCCGGCTGGGGGTGAGAGTATTATAATTAATGGCACTAATTTTCAAAGTGGAATTACTTGTACTGTAGGTGGCACATCTGCTACTACAGCTTTAAACTCTGGTACACAAATTACAATTACATCTCCTGCAAAAGCAGCAGGACAATATACTGTTGCAGTAACAAATACAGATGGAGGATCAGCATCAGCAGGAAACTTTATACAATATAGTGGAGTTCCAATATGGAGCACTAACTCAGGTAGTTTAGGTAGTGTTCAGGAAGGAGGAACTGCATCATTTCAAGTAACAGCAACAGAAGGTAGTGATACAATAGAATATGCGGTAACCAGCGGTAGTTTACCATCAGGTTTGTCACTTAATACAAATACCGGGGCTATTACAGGAACAGCACCTTCAGTATCATCAGATACAACTTCAACATTTAGTATTACTGCTACAGATGACGAAAACCAAACTAGTTCAGCTCGATCTTTCAGTATTACTGTAACCAATATTTCTCCTTCACAATTTATAAATACAAGAATATATACTGGTAATGGTAGTAATGCGGGATCCTATCCTTCAATTGGAGGTAGTTTAGATGTAACTACAGATTTTACCCCGGATTTAGTAATTGTAAAAGCAAGAGATGCAGCAACAGGCTGGGTTGTAGGAGATTCTATAAGAGGAAATTATGGATATATGTATCTTAATAGTACAAGCCCAAGCGGTTCAGCTTGTGGAGCATATGGAAGTAACCCATGTGGTGGCGCTTATGGTGATGGAGGTATTGGTATAGGTACAAACAAATTTATTGTAAAAGATGACGGTTCTGGTAATTATGGGGTTTCGGGGCCAGGTACATTGTATCAAGCATTTGCGTGGAAAGCAGGAGGGACACCTACAACTACTAATTCAGGTGGGCAAACACCTACATCAGGATCAAAAATGATTGATGGTAGCGCAAGCACAACTAATTTTGCTACTGCTACAGAATATCCGTCAAAACAAACTATTAATACTAGTTTAGATTTTAGTATGTCTTTAATTACTAAAACTACAGCTACAGATCCTTTGCAAGTTCCACATGGGCTTTCAGGGACTCCGGATTTTGTTATGTTAAAACAGGCAAATGGAAGTGGGGATTGGCTTATATATCATACAAGTGTAGGAACCGGTAAATATTTAAGTACTACTAGAAACGAACAAGGGGGTGGTGCTGGGACTGATACACCAGTTACTAGTGCTCTTTCTTTTAGCACAGTAAACGCGGATATTATACAAAATAAATGGACAAACAGTAATTGGTATTGGATGTGCTATGCATGGAAAAGTAAAGCAGGATTTTCTAAATTTGGCACTTACACTGGAAATGGCAGTACTAATGGCCCTGTAGTAGAAACTGGATTTGAACCAGCTATAATTATAATAAAACGAACTGATGCAGCAGCTAACTGGCGAAGTTTTAATAACGCTACTTCAACTAGTAATCCTAGGGATAAAGAAACATATCCTAATTTAGCAAATGTTGAAAGCACATTTGTTGGAGTAAATTTTTATGATAATGGTTTTCAATTAAAAACTTCTGATTCAAATAGTAATGCAAATAATGGAACATATATATATGCTGCTTGGGGAGCAGCCTCATCTACAGCAACACCTACTTTAGCTAATAGCCAAAAAACTACATTATTTACCGGTAGAAATACCACGGTAACTGGTGTAGGATTTAAACCAGATATGGTAATAGTAGCAAATAGGGCTGCAGCTAATGGATCTTTTTTAATTGACTCATTAAGAGGTCCTTCAATGACACTTTGGCCTCCTGGAAATTATTATGCAGACTCAAGAAGTTCAGTTACAGCTTTTAATAGTGATGGTGTAACTATAGGTAGTTATACATCTATTGGAACTGGAAATAATGTGTTATGGAGTTGGAAAGCTGGAATTATACCTAGTATAAATAATGATGGAGCAACTCAAAGCGTAATTGCAGTTAATCAAGCCGCTGGGTTTAGTATGGTTCAATGGGCGGGTTCAGGTAGTGCAGCTACCATCGGGCATGGTCTCGGGGCGGTTCCCCAGTTCATCATAGTAAAAAATCTAGATGAAAATGAAAAATGGAGGGTATATAATAATACTAGTGGCCCAACTAAATATATGAGTTTAAACGATGATTATGGTGAAGGAACATCTTCAGCTATTTGGAATGATACAGCACCTACATCTACTGTATTTAGTACCGGTACTGATACATCAGTAGGCGGAAATGGGGATAATTTTATTGCTTATTGTTGGACTTCAATAGCAAATTATTCTAAAGTGGGGACTTATGTTGGTTCAAGCAGTGCTCTTACTGTAAATGTTGGTTTTGCACCTTCTTTTGCTATATTTAAAAGAATTGATGCTGCTGCTACTGGAGGTTGGAGAGTGTTTGATACCGTAAGAGGAACAGATAAATCTTATACTTTAAATAGTGATGCTGCAGAATATGATGATACCGCTAATTATGTAGATTTTACATCAACAGGTTTTTCTTTTAGTACTTCTCAACAAAACCCTGATATTAATGCAAATGGAGGTAACTATATATACATAGCATTTAAACAAACTTAATAAAATAAAAAATGGCTTTAACTAAAGTAACAAGTAATGTACTAGATGATAATGCGGTTACAACTGCAAAAATCAATGCGGCAGCAGTAACAAATCCTAAAATAGGTCCTGAATTTACTACAGCAGCAGCTTTAACAGCAGGTGCAACAGTGGCTATGGATTACACTGCAGCACAAGTATTTACGTTAACACCTAATGCTAACACAACAATAAATATTACTAATCCTATAATTGGAGTTAGTAAAGTAATCGTTATAACTGGAAGTGGAGGTTCATATACTATAACTTATAATGTGGGTGGCGCTGCAGGTACTTTTAATAAAATATCAGGTACATATGATGACACTGCTGGAGTAAAAAACTTTATACAAATTACATGCGTGGGTAATACTGAGTTTTGGTATACTTGCTCTCAAATAGCAACATAATATGTTTGGACAAAGCTTGCTTTCTGGAGCTTTCGGAACAGCCATAATCTTTGTTCCAGATGAAAACTTTAGTACACAATTATACGACGGTAATGGTGGGCCTAATTCAATTGGTGGAAAACTATATGGAGCTGGAGAATTTAATGGGGGTACTATTGGCAGTGGTGGTTCATATATAGAATTAGGAAATAGCACAGCTATTGGGAATGCCTCAGCGGCTGTAACTATGTCTACGTGGGTAAACTTTGACAACTTAAATACTCAAAATTTTATAATTTACCGCGATGATAGCTCGGTACAAAACCAACAAGGAATATATGATTATGGGAATGGGAATATTTACTTTCAACCTGAAAACCTTAATAATGGTAATTTTGGTTATGTAAGTAATTCTGGATTATATACTACGGGAGAATGGGTTCATATTGCAATGGTATTTGATGGCAGTGGAACTGGTAATAGTGGAAGATTAAAAGCATATATAAATGGCAATCAAGTAACTTTAACTTACAATAACACAATACCAAGCACAACAGGCGCAGCAACAACTCCTTTAAGAATAGGAGGAAGACAAAGTGGTCAAGCTAGTTTTAGTGGTAGTATTGATCAAGTTAGATTATTTAATTCCGCTCTTAGTGCCTATCAAGTGTTGGAATTATATAATGAAACTACTACAACAGCAAGTAAATTAGATTTTCCAACTGGAGCCGGTTGTATAGCGGCTTATACATTAGATAATTATGGAAATACAATATTATCGACAGAAAAATTAAGTACTTGTGATTTTCCTAGTGGAGCAAGTTGTGAGGCTTTATATGAGTTCAATGGTAATGGAAATGATACCTGTGGAAATTATAATGGTACTCCCTCTAATGTAACTTATGGTCCTGGTCTTTTTAATAAAACTGCTATATTTAATGGTAGTACTAGTTACATACAATATCCTACTCTTGGAAATGTTTTTCAAAACAATTACTCTATTTCAGCATGGTTTAGACTTGAGGCTTATACATCATCAGGTAACCCAGGTTATGACTTAGCTACAATTGTAAGCACTTTTACGGATTATTATGGATGGGTTGCGGTTAACAGTGCTACTAATAAACTTAGATACTACACAGAATACTTAACTCAAGCCCCTTGGGGATATGGTATAGAAAGTACAACAACAATTAACTTAAACCAATGGTACCATATGACGGTAACTAAATCTAGTACAACTGGAATGAAGTTATATCTTAATGGTGTATTAGAAAATACCGAATCTGCTGCCACTCAAAATTTAGCTAGTAGTGCCGCTAATACTTATGAAAGCGTATGGGGAAATTATTCTGGAAGTAATCCAAACCAGTATTCTAACTTTACCGGCCAAATAGATCAAGGAAGAATATTTAATTCTGTACTTACACAAGCTCAAGTAACAGAATTAAGTAGAGGAGAGCCTAAATATAATGGAGCAAGTAATAATGTAACATATAATGGTTTTATAAAATTTCAACCGGGTCTTACTTGGATAAAAAGAACTAGTTCTACTGAGCCTCATGCTTTATATGATAGCCTTCGAGGGCCTAATAGACAACTATCCAGTGATTCTGCTTTAGCTCAAGCTATTAATACAGCGCCATATGAAGGTTTAACAAGTTTTGACTCATATGGATTTACACTTAATAATAATGGAGGGGTTAATGGAAGTTCTCAAGCATATGCCTCGTGGAATTGGAAATCTGGTAATGAAATGTGGGCTTTAGATTTAGATATTGGAACTACAACCGGATATGTAGATGTACCTAATGGAGTTGGAGCATTGGGTAATGCAACCTCAGATTTATCATTTTCTTGTTGGTTTAAAATTCCAGATGCTTCTATACAAAGTTTTATTATATGTTCATATGTAAATCCTAATTATTCAAAAATTAATATTAATACTGAAACTAATGGAAAATTAAGAGCAAATTTTGGTGATGGCACAAGTTCAGAATCATCTATTTATACAACATCAACAGGATGGACTGACGGCAACTGGCATCATCTTGCTTATACAATGGAGTGGAATAGTGGTAGTTCTTATTTTGATATTAAATTTTATAAAGATGGTTCATTAGATTCTTCTCATACCACAAGTGGCCAAACTGTTGCTATGTCTGGCAATGGATTTACATTTGGAGGGGTAAAAAATACCACATCTGGTACCACTAGTGCTTATAGCACTGCTCAAATAGGACAGGCACGGCTTTATAATTCAGTATTGTCAAGTACTCAAGTAACTGAATTATATAACCAAAAAGCTACAAAATATGATACACTTGATTTTCCAACTGGAGCTGGGTGTGTGGCGGCATATAATTTTAAAGGAAATCCAGATGATTTAAGTGGAGCTTATAATGGGCAAGGAAATAATGATTTTATTAGACAAATAGGTAAAGACACTATAAATACAGATGGTTCTATAACTAGTACAGTTACAGCAAATCAAAATTCTGGATTTAGTATTATATCTTGGGTAGGAAATCAAACTAATGGTTCTATTGGGCATGGGCTCAAAAAAGCCCCTACCTTACTTATATTAAAAGATACTAGTGTTGCTTATAATTGGTATGTTTTTTGTAAACCTACAGGTACAACTGATAATTTAAGATTTGAAGGATTAAATAATACATCAGCTGCAACTGTGCAAAATAGTCAATTTACCACCACTTCGTCATTGATTGAAAATTTAACAACATTTGCTTCTTTAAATACAACAGGGTCTAATATGTTAATTTATGCATTCCATGATGTAGCAAAATATAGCAAAATTGGCACGTACGTTGGGAATCGCCCTACAACTGTTACCATAACTACTGATTTTGAACCTGGGTGGGTGTTAATCAAAGATACTGCCAATACTGAAGGTTGGGTAATAATAGATAATAAAAGAGGCGATCAATTATTAGAGGCCCAAAGTACTGCTGGTGATACATCTTACAATTCTGTTCAATTTACCTCTACAGGATTTACGGTAGGTGATAGCGGATTAGTTAATACTAGCGGGGCTACAATTATATATATGGCTTTTGCTAAATAAATTTAATTAAATGAGTAGAAAAAAATTTAAAGATACTGGCGTTGGGAAATTTTTGTTAAACAAAATTCCTGATGTTGTAGGAAAAATTGCTGGTGACACTCCAGTAGGGAGTGTTATTCAAGCAATAATAGGGGGTAGCGATATGTCTGAAGGAGATAAAGCTATTGCTCTTAAAAAATTAGAAGTAGAACGTGCTGAAATTGATGGCACCACAAGACGTTGGGTGGCAGATGCTAGATCAGGAAATTGGCTTGCGGCTAATGTGCGTCCTCTAATATTAATTTTTTTAACTGTAAGCTACGTTGTGGGGTGGTATTTAAAATACCCTCTTGACCAAATTACGGGTCTTCTTACTATCGTAATTGGAGGCTATTTTGGTTCACGTGGCGTGGAAAAAGTATTTGGAAATAATAAACATAAATAATAATGAGAGCAATAAACGAAGCAATTTTACATTATAGTGCTACTCCTGAAGGGAGAGACTTTGATGTCGAAGACATTAGAGAATGGCACGTAGATGGTAACGGTTGGAGTGATATAGGTTATCATTATGTAATAAAATTAGATGGGACTATTCAAGAAGGTAGGCCTATTAGTAAAACAGGCGCTCACTGTAAAGGGCGTAATAAAGGAACAGTAGGTATATGTTATATTGGCGGAGGATTAAAAGATGGCACTGATACACGAACAGACGCTCAAAAAGCATCTATTTTACAATTACTTATAGAATTAACTAATGTATATGGTATAAAAAAAATATCTGGACACAACCAATATTCAAAGAAAAATTGTCCGGGATTTGATGTTCCAAGTGAATATTCTAGTTTAGTATAAAATTAAATTAAATGGCAAAATTAATAAGAAAGATAAGCATAGGCACTGATTATAAAAATGAAGCTATGCATTATTCTGTAGGGCAAGAGGTATATGGAGGACACACTATTTCGGATATTTTAGAAGAAGAAGGTGCATATAAAATTTTTATAACCAAAAATAATGAAGTGTTGCCATGGAAACATTTTAATTCTAATATGGCAATATCTGTAGAATACAATTTAAATTATTAAATGAGATCTATCCACAATTATATTATATCCACTCAAAACAGATACAATAATAAAATTAATATTAATAAAAAAGAATTAATATTAAATACAGAAATTAATGAAAGAGATCATATTTTTGTAAATAGAATTGCAACTGTTAAGTCTATACCTTTAGATATAAAATCCCCTATTCAAATAGGAGATGAAATTATTGTGCATCACAATGTATTTAGAAAATGGATTGATGTTAGAGGTGAAGAACAAAATTCTCGTAATTTTTTAAGTGAAGATACATATTTTGTAGCTCCAGATCAAGTATTTGCGTATAAAAATAATGATGAATGGAAAGCTACTGATGGTTATTGTTTTGTAAAGCCAATTTATAAAGATGATAAATGGGCTCTTAAAACAGACGAAAATTTAAAAGGTGAGTTAATATATAGTGATAGTAATTTGGATGCTTTAAACGTGCTCTGTGGAGACGTAGTGGGCTTTACACCAGATTCTGAGTACGAATTCACTATAGAAAATCAAAAATTGTACCGTATTTTATCAAATCATATAACAATTAATTATGGATCGCAGAGAAAAAGTAATTTCAGCAGCTGATAAAGCTCTAATAGAACTTGAAAAAGTTATTAGACAAACAATAGATTTAGTTGAATTAGACCCAGAAAAAGCTAAAACAGCAGCTCAAGCAAAATGGGTGGCTATTGAAGATTCTTTAAAAATTATAGAAAAAATTGAAGAATTATCAGATAAAAAAGAAAACAAAAAAGAAAATAAAACTTTTTTGGGAGTAGAAAATAGAATAAAATAATGTATAAACAAACGTTATATAAGGTTCTAACCGATCATTTATCTAATAAAACAGTAAAGAATTGGAATAGACATAAAAAATTTACTCAGGGCTATAATGAAGACTTAGATTGTGTTATAATTAGTAAAGATGGTACATTAGGAGAAATATATGAGATTCAAGGTCTTAAGGTAGGATTACCTCAAACTCCAAAAATTATTGATGGTAAAGATTTAAAAAAATCTGATCAATATTTTAAAAAATTGGAAAAACCACAATCTCTTAAAAGAATAAAAACAATATATGATTTTCAAAGTTATCCAGAAAAAATTAAAGATCAATATTATGAATATATTGATAGGGAGTTTAATTATAGGAATGACGGGTATTGGTTCATGTGCAACGGCGAACCATGTTACATTACAGGATCGCACTATATCTATCTCAACTGGACCAAAATCGACGTGGGATCACCGGACTTTAGACAAGCAAATAGAATTTTTTTCTACTTTTGGGAAGCGTGCAAATTGGATAGAAGATGTTACGGAATGTGCTATCTTAAGAATAGACGGTCTGGCTTTAGCTTCATGGCATCAGCTGAATGTGTCAACCAGGCTACAACTTCAAAGGATTCTAGGTTTGGGATCTTATCTAAGACTGGAGCAGATGCTAAGAAGATGTTCACAGATAAGGTTGTACCGATCTCAACTAATTATCCCTTTTTCTTTAAGCCAATACAAGATGGTATGGAAAGACCCAAAACGGAATTATCCTATAAAGTTCCCTCGAGAAGACTCACGAGAAACACCATTAAATTTACCTCCGCGGGAGAAGCCGAGGAGATACAAGAAGGATTGGATACAACCATCGATTGGAAAAATACCGGGGACAACTCGTACGATGGGGAGAAGTTACAACTCCTCGTTCATGACGAATCGGGTAAATGGGAACGTCCCGACAATATCCTCAACAACTGGAGGGTCACAAAAACGTGCCTCAGGCTCGGATCCAAAATAGTTGGTAAATGCATGATGGGATCCACTTCTAATGCTTTAGAAAAAGGAGGGGATAATTTTAAAAAACTTTATTATAATTCAGATGTCACAAATAGAAATCGCAATGGCCAGACTACAAGTGGATTATATGCTTTGTTCATACCTATGGAGTGGGGATTCGAAGGGTTTATCGATAAGTATGGGTTCCCTGTATTCAATACACCACCAAAACCGGTTGAGGGAATTGATGGTGAATACATCTCTACGGGAGTCATTGACCACTGGGAAAACGAAGTTGAAGGTTTAAAAAAAGACTCAGATGCTTTAAATGAATATTATAGGCAATTTCCAAGATCGGAAAAACATGCATTTAGAGATGAGACTTTTAATTCTTTGTTCAATTTAACTAAAATTTATGAACAAATTGATTTTAATGAAGAAATGACTAAAAAAGGTCATATAGTTAAAGGAAATTTTGGCTGGAGGAATGGTATAAAAGATAGTAAAGTAATTTGGCAACCAAATATTAAAGGAAGATTTTTACTTTCTTGGATACCACCAGATAATTTACAAAACAATATAATAAATAAAAATGGTATAAGCTATCCGGGTAATGATGGATTAGGAGCATTTGGATGTGACCCTTATGATATTTCAGGAACAGTAGGTGGAGGTGGTTCTAAAGGGGCTTTACATGGATTAACAACATTTTCAATGGACCCTAGTGTGCCCAGTACTAAATTCTTTTTAGAATATATAGCAAGACCGCAAACTGCAGAAATATTTTTTGAAGATGTATTAATGGCATGTGTATTTTACGGAATGCCATTATTAGCAGAAAACAATAAACCTAGATTGTTGTATCATTTTAAAAGAAGAGGTTATAGGGGATTTTCAATGAATCGCCCTGACAAATTAAGATCTAAATTGTCAAAAACCGAATTAGAATTAGGGGGTATACCAAATACCTCAGAAGATATAAAACAAGCTCATGCGGCAGCAATAGAATCTTACATAGAAGAATATGTAGGTAAAATAAGAGAAAATCATGGTAATATGTTTTTCCAAAGAACATTAGAAGATTGGGCTAGATTTGATATAAATCGAAGAACAGCTCACGATGCATCTATTAGTAGCGGTTTAGCACTAATGGCTTGCAGAAAACATATGTATAGACCAAATATAGAAAGAACAGTAAAAAAACTTGATTTTATGTTTTCACACTATAATAATGAAGGATCAAGAAGTCAGTTAATAAAATAAATATGGCGACACAAACAACAGGACAATATAGTCAATTTCCAAGCCAAGCAGTCTCAGATGCTGAAAAGCAGTCTTTAGATTATGGGTTTAGAGTAGCTAAAGCTATTGAGCAAGATTGGTTTAATAGAGATGGTAATATTGGAAGATTTTATCAGTCTGCTAATGAATATCATAACCTTAGATTATACGCAAGAGGTGAACAGGCTATTGGAAAATATAAAGATGAATTTTCAGTTAATGGGGATTTATCGTATTTAAATTTAGATTGGAAACCAGTTCCAATTATTCCTAAATTTGTAGATATTGTTGTTAACGGTATGCAAGATAGATTATTTTCTATTAAAGCTGTTGGTCAAGATCCTATTGCTACAGATAGAAAAACTAAATTTGTAAAAGGAGTTGAAAATGATATAGCTAGTCAAGCCTTATTAGATGTAATGGAAGGAGAGTTAGGATCAGCCCCTAGAGCAATTCCTAAAGATCAGCTGCCTTTAAATTCAGAAGAGTTTCAACTATATATGAATTTAAATTATAAACAAGGTATTGAAATTGCTGAAGAAGAGGGTATAAATAATGTAATGCTTTCTAATAAATATGATGAAATAAAAAGACGCATAGATTATGATTTAGCAGTATTAGGTATTGGAGCAGGTAAATGTACATTTAATAATACGGATGGTATAAAGCTTGATTATGTAGATCCTGCTAATTTAATATGGTCTTATACAGAAGATCCTAATTTTAATGATTGTTATTATTTTGGAGAAGTTAAAAGAGTTAAACTTAATGAACTTAAAAAACAATTTCCTGGAGTAACTAATGAAGAATTCCAAGAATTAGCTAAACAAAGTTACGATTGGACATCTTATAATGATTACACTAATGCTTCATGGAATAATGACAATAATATAGTTTCTGTATTGTATTTTAATTGGAAAACTTGGGAAAATAATGTTTATAAAATAAAAGAAACCTCTACTGGTGCAAGCAAAGCTATTAAAAAAGATGATAATTTTGATCCACCAAAAGATAAAAGAAATAGGTTTGAAAGAGTGGCTGAAGCTGTAGAAACAGTTTATGAAGGAGTTCTTATATTGGGGACTAATACTATGTTACAATGGGAAAAGGCTTCTAATATAGTAAGACCTAATTCTAATACTAATTTAGTATTGATGAATTATGTAGTAAGTGCCCCTAGAATATATAGAGGGGCTATTAATTCATTAGTTGCTAAAATGATGCCTTATGCGGATTTAATTCAATTAACGCATTTAAAAATGCAACAAGCAATACAAAAAATGACTCCATCGGGGGTATATTTAGATGCAGACGGGTTAGCTGAAATTGATTTAGGAAATGGTACAAATTATAATCCACAAGAAGCATTAAATATGTATTTTCAAACGGGATCTATTATTGGTAGATCGTTAACCACAGAAGGTGATCAAAATTTAGGAAAAATTCCTATTACAGAATTACCTGGTGGCGGTGGGAATCAAATTCAAATTTTAGTTACTGCATACAATCAATATCTTCAAATGATTAGAGATATAACTGGATTAAATGAAGCAAGAGATGGATCAGATCCAGACCCTAATTCATTAGTAGGTGTTCAAAAATTAGCAGCGGCTAATAGTAATGTGGCTACAAGACATATACTAGATAGCAGTATGAATATTACTACGCGTTTAGCTCAATGCATCGCGTTAAGATTTAAAGATGCTTTAGAATACCATCCTACTAAAGAAGCCTTTATTGGAGCATTAGGACCATTTTCAGTAGGATCGTTGGAAGAATTAAAAAATTTACATCTTCATGATTTTGGTATATTCTTAGAGTTAGAGCCTGATGAAGAAGAAAGAACTTTATTAGAAGCTAATATACAAATGGCTTTATCAAAAGAAAATATATTTTTAGAAGATGCAATTGATGTAAGAGAAATAAAAAATATACAATTAGCAAATCAACTGCTAAAATTTAGAAGAATTAAAAAACAACAAGTTGATCAGCAACAAGCTCAAGCTGCAAGTGCTGCCCAAGCAGAAGCACAAGGGCAAGCACAAATTCAAGTGGAAAATGCTAAAGCGCAGGCCGAACAAGTTAAAACTGAATCTAAAATTCAATATAGAAAAGCAGATATAGAATTTGAAATTAAAAAGCTTGAAGTTGAGGCAAGATCAAAAAGAGAATTAATGCAGTTTGAATATGATTTAAATGTTAAATTAAAACAATTAGAACTGCAAGCTCAAAAAGAGCTAGTAGATAAACAATCAGAAACTCAAAAAGAGGTAGCGAATGTTAAGGCTTCAGTAAGTAGTATTGCTGGGCCACCTGATACATCTAAACCTAAAAAATCTTTTGAATCTAAAGGAAATGATGTTTTAGGAGGTATCGATTTATCAAGGTTTGAACCTAGATAAAAAAAATTAATTTATTATATTATATTATGGAAGAACAACAAACAGAAATTAAAGAAGCTCCAGAAGCTAATGAACCTACACAATCTAAAGAAGCAATTGTATTAGAGGAAGCTGTTAAAAGCGGTGAGGTAGATAAGGCTTTTGGATTACAAGACGATGGTGTCTATAAAATAAATTTAGATAAGCCACCCACGGAGGTTAAAAAGGAACCTAAAGCTAAAACAAAAAAAGCAGAACCTAAAGTAGAAAAAGATGCCGTTCAAAAACAAGAAACAAAGGATAGCAATGTGCCTATCGAAAAATCCGAAGACTCGCCAAGTGTGCAAAAATTGGATAAAGAAATACGGGGATCCGCTAAGGAAGAAAAAGAAACCGTTAAAACCGAGGAAAAAGTATTAGATAAAACAAATGAACCTAATACTAATAGTAGTGTTCCAGATTCACCACTTGAATTAATAGCTGAAGAGGAACCTAAAAAAAATGTAAAAACGGAAGAAAAAGAAAAAGAAACTCCAATTTTACAAGAAAAAGAAATTAAGGAAGAAAAGGTAGTTCTTCCAGAAAATGTTGATAAACTAGTTAAATTTTTAGAAGATACAGGGGGAACAATTGAAGATTATGTAAATTTAAATAGAGATGTTTCTAAAATGGATAATATTAGTTTATTAAGAGAATACTATTCAAAAACAAAACCTCATTTAGATGCAGAAGATATTGATTTTTTATTTAATAAAAATTTTGCATATGATGGGGAAGCGGATGATCCGCAAGATATAAAAGCTAAGAAATTAGCTTTTAAAGAGGAATTATTTAATGCTCAAAATTATTTCACTTCTAATAAGGAAAAGTATTATGCTGATCTTAAGTTAAGAAAGCAAGATACTTTAACACCTGAACAAAATGAAGCAATAGAGTTTTATAATAATTACAAACAGCAACAACAGGGAGCTGAGGAAAAAGCAAACAATTTTAAAAAGGAAACAGATAAAGTTTTTAACGATAATTTCAAAGGTTTTGATTTTAAGGTCGGAGAAAACAAATACCGTTATAAAGTTGAAAATCCTCAAAAAGTTAAAGAATTTCAATCTTCTATTAATAATTGGATAGGGACTCATTTAGATAATAAAGGTATTATAAAAGATACTGCTTTTTATCATAAATCTTTATTTGCTGCACAAAACGCAGATAAAATAGCTAATCACTTTTATGAGCAAGGCCGTGCTGATGCTATTAGAGAAAGTGCTAAACAAGCTAAAAATATAAAAATGGACCCTAGATCAGATAATGCCACTGTGCCAAAAACTAATACTTCTGGCATACGTGCTGTTTCATCCAATGATGACAATCCCAACAAGTTGCGAATTAAATGGAAATAATAACAACTTAAAATCAAAACAACATGGCTTTTACAGCTGGGGTTCCGGCCCCTTTACAACCAACCCAAACTAAAAATATGTATGCTGGGAATTATATAAATTTCACAGATACAAATTTTGCACAATGGGGACAACAATTCTTACCTGATGTATACGAAAAAGAAGTAGAAAGATATGGAAACAGAACTATCGGTGCTTTCCTTCGTATGGTATCAGCAGAAATGCCTTCTGCGTCTGACCAAATAATTTGGACTGAACAAGGAAGATTACACACTAGATATACACAGGCTTTACACGTAGCAAATAATGCTGCTACAACAGCTTCTACTGCTAACGCAAGTACAGCAGGAGGTGTAACTCAGCACTATTATGTTAATCCTGCTAATCAGCCTTCAAGTTTAGGCTCAACTACGCAAGCAACTACTGAGGTTAACTTCAGACTTGGACAAACAGTTATGATCCAAAAAGAAGCAGCTACAGGTAATATTGGAGCAGCAGGAGCACCTGTGGTTAAAGGTATAGTAACATTCGTATCAGCACAACACTTTTCTATAAAAAGTTATACAGGAACACCTGCGGTTGCTGCTGGCGATAAATTTACAGTAATAGCTTATGGATCTGAATTTGCAAAAGGAACTTCAAACTTCACTGGTAAACTTGATCCTAGCTACGCTACTTTTTCTAATTCACCAATTATCTTAAAAGAAAATTACTCTATCAATGGTTCTGACACTGCTCAGATCGGTTGGATTGAAGTTACTTCTGAAAATGGAGCTAATGGGTACTTATGGTATATGAAATCAGAGCATGAAAATAGACTTCGTTGGGAAGACTATTTAGAAATGTCTATGGTTGAAGGTGTTTTACAAAATGGTACTGGTGCTGTTTTAGGATATGGATCAACTCAAACTGCTAAAGGAACTGAAGGTTTCTTCGCATCTTTAGAAGCAAGAGGAAATGTATATTCTGGATTTGGAGCACAAGCTGCCGGTGGTGGTGCACTTACTGACTTTGATGCTGTACTTAAACAATTAGATAAGCAAGGGGCTATCGAAGAAAATATGCTTTTCTTAAATAGAAACCTTTCTTTAGAAATTGATGATATCCTAGCTCAACAAAATGGAGCTTATGCTGGTGGTACTTCTTTTGGAGTATTTAATAACAGTGAGGATATGGCGCTTAATTTAGGATTTACTGGTTATAGAAGAGGTTCTTATGACTTCTATAAAACTGACTGGAAATATCTTAATGATTGGTCAACAAGAGGTGGTTTTGGAGATATCGAAGGAGTATTAATTCCTGCAGGTACTTCAACTGTATATGATCAGCAATTAGGTCAAAATATTAAAAGACCTTTCTTACATGTTCGATACAGAGCTTCTGAAGTTGATAACAGAAAAAATAAATCTTGGATCACTGGATCTGTAGGTGGAGCTGTTACAACTGATGTTGATGAAATGAGAATCAATTACTTAAGTGAAAGATGTCTTATTACACAAGCGGCTAATAATTTCGTATTATTTAAAGACGCGTAATTTTTTTATTAATAGAATACAGGCCCTTCGGGGCCTAGTGTTCTTATTTTATATTATTTTATCATGACAACAAAAACAAAACAAACTAAAAGTTCTAATATTTCACCTAAAGAAAAAAATTGGGAAATTAAAGATAGAACTTATATATTAACAAACGGTAGAGCGCCTATTACTTGGTCAATTCAAACAAGAAATACTCCAAGAAAACCTTTATTATGGTTTAATGAAGAAACAGGTGAAACCAGAGAATTAAGATTAACATCAAATCATCCAAGTCTTTTTATAGACGAACAAAAAGGCCCTGCTTTATTGGAGCATGTTATGTTTGAAGACGGTGTTCTATTTGTTCCAAGAAATAAACAAAATTTACAAAAGTTAATGTCTATATATCATCCTTTAAGTAATGGAAATTTATGGGAAGAAGTAGATACAGCTAAAGAGGCTAAAGACGAAATTGATTGGATTGAATATGAATTAAAAGCACTTAATTTAGTACAAGAGTTAGATATTAGTCATATAGAAGCTATTATGCGTACAGAATTAGGTAGCAGTGTTGGCCAATTATCATCTAAAGAATTAAAAAGAGATGCTTATAATTTTGCTAAAGGCAATCCTAAATTGTTTATAGAATTAAGTGAAGATGATGATCTTAAATTAAGAAACTTAGCTAATAGAGCGGTTGAAGCAAATATTATTAAACTTACAGACGATAATACTGTATTTAAATTTGCTAATGGTAAAAAAATTATGACGGTACCATTTGATCAACATCCGTATGGCGCATTAGCGCAATATTTTAAGACTGATGAAGGCTTAGATTTAATGAAATCTATTGCTAAAAAATTAGCTTAATAAAATTAATATAGGGCGAGAGATTGCCCTATATTACCTAATCAATATTAAAAATAAATAAATGGTAAATATAAACACTGTATATAACGCTGTTCTTGTTATTACTAACAAAGACAATAGGGGCTATATAACACCTGAGGAATTTAACAGTTTAGCTACTCAAGCTCAAGAGGCAATATTTGCTGGTTATTTTTTGAAACAAATGGCTTATGAAATGCAAACACCACCTACTAATGTAGAAAGTGATTTTTCCAATCCTACATTAACATCTTCGCAAAAAATTGCTGCATTTTATAAGAATGCTTCATTAACTAAAAATGGCAATGAATTTACTTACCCCTCGGATTTTTATAAATTAGGAGTGGTAAATGTAAATGATATTGTTGCTGACAATGCCTCTAATGAAGAGATTAAATATATAAATTTATCTCCTTTAACTTACCCTGTAACTACACAGCCAGTATATACCTTAACAGCAACAGGCGTTAAAGTATATCCAAGTTCTATAGCTAGCGGAGTAACAGTAGATTATTTATCTAAACCGGTACAACCTAAATGGGGATATGTAATGCCAACACCTGCTCAAGTAGCATCTGGTGTTCCTAATGAGCCTATTTATGATCCTACACAATTTGATCCAGCTACTGATAATTATAGCACCCCGGCTAAATCTTATAATTTTCAATTAGATGCTTCAGAGCAATCTGAATTAATAGTAAGAATATTAAGTTATGCTGGCGTGGTTATAAAACAAGCTGATGTGGCTCAATTTGCAATGGCAAAAGAACAAGAACTTACAACAACTGAACAATAATGGCAATATCAAGAAGACCTTTAGACGTAGATAATTATTCCGCTTTAGACGGGGGTAATGGTACAGAAATACCAGGATCTTATAGAAGAACTAACATCAATGATATTATTAATAATTTTATGATTTCCTATATTGGTGATGGTAAAGCTTTAACTAAAGTTCCTAGATACGAAGTGGCTTTTTGGGCACAAAGAGCTGTACAAGAATTTAGTTATGATGTTTTTTATTCTAATAAAACTGTTGAAATACAACTAAGTCCTACTTTACAAATGTCATTACCTTCCGACTTTGTAAATTATGTAAGTTTTTCTTATACAGATAAATTTGGTAATATGAGACCTATATTACCTTCTCAAGCAACAAAGCCAACTAGAGGTATTGCTCAAGATGATGATTATAAATATTTATATGATCAAACTGGAGAAGTACTATGGGCAGAAGAATCCGAGACATTAGATAGATATCAAAAAGCAATTTCACTTTTAACAGTTGATGAATTAGCAAGTTATTATATTGGATATTATAATAGTATTTATGGCCCAGAAAGTGTAATGGGCTGGTGGGGACAACGCTATGGAACTATTCCTGAATTTGCTAATATGAATGGAACTTTTGTATTAGATCTTAATGCGGGACAAGTTTATTTTAGCTCAGGATTTAAAGCTGATGATATTATTACTTTAAGATACATTTCTGATGGGTTAGGGGATAATGGAGATTTTTCTAATGTATTTGTCCCTAAGTTAGCTGAAGATGCAGTTATGGCTTTCATGCTTTATAATTTAGCAAAATTACGCCCAACTGTAGCGCCAGCGGTTCCTTTGTATAAAAAAGAAGCTTATGCTAAAATGAGAAATGCTAAAATCAGATTATCTAATATGAAACTTCCAGAAATATCTCAAGTATTTAGAGGAAAATCAAAATGGATTAAACATTAATAGAATTTTATGCCAGTAATTAAAAGAACATTTAATGGCGGTGGTATGAACCGTGATTTAGATGATAGACTAGTACCTCCGGGACAATACCGAGAAGCACTAAATGTTAATATAGGCAAATCGGAAAGTGCTGATATGGGCGCTGTAGAAAATATTTTAGGAAATGAATTGATTGGGGATATAAATACAGCAGGAGCTAAATGTATAGGTGTATTTAGAGATAGTTTTACAGAAAGACTATATTTCTTTACAACTACTAATAATAGCACTGATAAAACAAATACAGGTACTCATGCTATATACGAGTTTAGTCAAATAAATAATCAATTAAGAACATTAGTTACTAGAAGCGATTTAAACTTCCATCAAGATTTTCCAATTAATGGTATAAATTTAGTAGATAATTTATTATTTTGGACTGATAATAGAAATTGTCCAAGAAAAATTAACGTTGAAAAAGCTAGGAATGATGCGGCATATTATACTAATTTAACATCATTAGATGACGTGGCATCAGTTGCTAAGTTTGCGCCTTATGATTCACCTACTGTATTAAGTATTGGAACAACAGACGAACAAGGGCAAACTATTACATCTAACTTTTTAGAAAACAAAATGATTAGGTTTTCATATAGATGGAAATTTGAAGATGGAGAATATAGTTTATTAGCCCCATTTACCACTACAATGTTTTCAAGGTTAAATAATACTGATACTATTACTACAACAACTGGTGATTTTGGGGAAATAGAAACTTTTATTAATGCAATTAAAGCTGTTCAATTACAAGTTCCTACACCTACTGGATATGGTATTACAGAAGCTGAATTAGTTTATAAAGAAACAGGATCTAGTACTTTATATGTAGTTGAAAGCCAACCGGTTACTACAACAACAGATTTTGTTAACTTTTTTTATGAATCTCAAGATCCATTTAAAACACTTCCGCCTGATCAATTAACAAGAGTATATGACGCAGTACCTAGGGTGGCTAAAACTCAAGAATTAGCAGGAGGGAGAATAGTATATGGTAATTTTTTACAAAATTATAATGTTCCAGATATAAGTTTTAATGTAACAAGGACAGGAGAAGCCGCGGCTAGGAATGCGCGAATACCTTATTTATCAGTTAAATCACGAAGAACATATCAAATAGGTATTGTATTAGCAGATAAGTTTGGAAGACAAACGCCAGTTATATTGTCAAATACAGGAGGAGATTCTATCTATGTAGACCCAAAGATCGGTGATGCTAATACTACTGACGCATTCAATGCTTTAAGAATTGCTTTTTCACAAGATCAAATAAACGCATTACAAGCTTTAGATTGGGCTTATTCTTATAGGGTAGTTATAAAACAAAGAGAACAAGAATATTATAATTGGATATCATTAGTTACTGGTCAAGATACAGTGGCAAGGCTGGGTGATAGCATAAATAAAATACCAAGGGATCAAGATGCAGTAATACCACCTAGCACAGGAACTTCAATATCACCATGTGATGTATCTGTCTTTCCTAAATATTTAAATGCTACCAATCAAACTGGATCCAATTCTACAATAGTACAATCTATTGCAAATCCTGCGGGAACAGCATTGGTTTCTACAGGCGCTGTTACTTCTGGGTTATGTGTTTATGAAACAACTCCGGTAGAATCAGATTTAGATATATTTTATGAGACAGCTACTAGTGGGTTAATTAGTGATTTAACCACAACAGCTATAAACATAGATTTTTTTAATTGTTATCTATTAACAATAAATCCAGCAGCAGGAGCGTATGCGGGTACACATATAGAAGTAAATAGATTACGAGCAGGCTATAATGAAACGGCTTTTGATTATGGGGTTAGAGCTTATGTGGTGCAAGAAAATTTTGCTGAAGAATTACGATTTAATACTTTAATACATTCTAGTGGTTTATTTAACTCAAGAACTGGTATTAATTATATAAATCAATTTAATGAATCTGAAGGAGGATTAACAGTATCACTAGACCCACGAAATGGATCAATACAGAAGTTACATGCCACTGATACTTCTATTAATATTTTTCAAGAGGATAAAGTTTCTTTTTCACCAATTAATAAAGACTTTATTTATTCCGCAGAAGGAGGAAATATTCCTGTAACTAGTAATACACAATTTTTAGGGACTATAGCTCCTATTAATGGAGAATATGGAATTTCTTTAAATCCTGAATCATTTGCACATTATGGACTTGCACAGTATTTTGCAGACAAAAATAATGGTGTAATATTAAGGCTAGCAGGAAATCAAATAACCGAAATTTCAAAAAATGGAATGGCAGATTTTTTCAGAGATGCTTTAAGAAGTGCTTCTTCGGCGGTGGGATGTTATGATGAATATCATGCTCAATACACTATTACTTTCATTGGTGAATGTTATGATAGTAATGAAGATACAAATGTAGCTACTGCTTCTAGTAATTATTTAACATTATCATTTGATGAATCATTAGGTGCTTGGAGTACTTTTAAATCTTATAATCCTGAAAGAGCAATAAGTCTTAATAATACATTTTATTCTTTTAATAATGGCAATTTATGGCAACATAATTCATCTGATGTAATTAGAAATAGTTTTTATGGAGCTAGCGCTCAAGAATCTTTTATTGTTCCAATATTTAATGATGATCCATCAACAATAAAAACTTTTAATAATATACAATATGAAGGAACTGATGGTTGGGAAATAGAATATATAGAAACTGATATAAGTTCTTTAGGTACTGTGCCAACAGAAACTACCTCTTATAATACTACTTTAAAATTTTCTGGAAATGGGCCCAATAGCGTCGTTACTGGAGAAAGTTCAATTTGTGCTAAAGCAAATCAGGCAGTTCAATGGATAGCTACTTTTAGTCCTATTAGTTCCGACTATCAATTTACAGCTACTAATGATATAATATTGACGCCTCCAACAGGAGTAAGTATTATTAATCCTACGTCTATAACCGACGGAAATTTAGTATTTGTTATAACAGCTAATTCAGGAACAGCAAGCAGCACTAAAACAGTTGCAATAAGTGGTGTAGGTGCGTCATTTGCTTATAGTGTTTCTTTATTAACGGTAAATATTACCGATAGTGTAAGTAATACAGATTTAGCACCAGCTTCTATTGCTAAAACTACAGCAGGGGCTTCAACACTGACTTGGGTATTAACTCCGGGAGCTAATTATTATATTCCAGATCCAGTTAATCCTATAGCATCAAGCACTATAACTGTAGATATTTCTGGCATGCCATCATCTACTAGTCCTCAAACGCCAACAGCAGCAAGGAATAGTGGTAATCAGAATTTAATAGATTATAGCATAGATGTAACTGTACCTACAGTTGCAACTTCTGGAACAATAGCTGTTTCAGGAGCAGCCACATTAAAGCCTATATTAGCATGGACTGGTATAACAGGAGCTGGGATTACAGGTGCAGTGTTTACGCCTCCGAGCGAAGCCCCTGCATTAAACCAAGGATATTTTTGGGGACCTTTTGATGGAACTTCAGGTAGAACAGCTACAGTAGTATGGGCGGCTGGAGGAATTAGTAATACAGAAACTATAACTAATAGCAGTTTAGATAATGTAGTTTTTACACCAGCTAATACTGTAACCAAAAATGTTAATGCTGATGGAGCGGGCGCAAGTATATCTGTATTATTAGATGTATTTACAACTAACCAAACAGCCACAGGAACTATAAATACTAGCCCTATAGTGCCTGCAACTTTAGGTGTTGTAGCGGCAAATCAACCTCCTCAATTTGTATGGGAAAATAATACATCTTATTCAACTGCAACTTCAGGATTTTGGACAACTCCTCCTAATGTTGATTTAGTAGTAACGGTTGATCCGGCAGATACCTGGATAAAAATTGGGGAAACATCTAATCCTACAAGTTCACAATTGAATTTAACTGCTGAAACACCATTTTTTATAAATGTAGACGATTATCCTGGTTCTGCCCCACTCCCAATCACTAGGACAGGAACTATAGATTTAACTTATCCTGCTACAGGAAGAATTACAGGATTAACATCAGTTACTATTACAGTAACACAATCAAGACAACCATAATGAGTATAATAAATTTTCCTTTTCAAAAAAAAGAAGGTAAATATTTTGCACCAATAGTCTCAGAAGAAACTACATATAAAGTTTCTAATGGGGCTGTTGTAGCAGATGCAACTAAATTAGTTGGAGGTGTAAAAGGAGCCTATGCAATAGCTAAATTAGTTTTACCAGCTGCAAATGCAGGAACTAAAACAGAATTATTTTCTGTAGGATCTTTAGCAGTATATTCTTCTAGTTAAATTATATTATGAGCAAACCTATTAAATTAAATCAAGATTTAGAAATTCCATTTAAAGATAAAATGGAAAAAGCCATTAAAGCATTAATAAAAGAAAGTGACGATGTGCTAATATCATCTAATGGTGGGAAAATTCATAGAGACCCTCCCCATCATATAGTGAAGGTTGAGCATGACTTTGCTCCTGGCATTTATATGCGAAGGATGTTAATGCAAAAAGAAACATTGGTTTTTGGGGCTATACATAAAAGAGAACACGCGTGGTTCCTTTTAGAAGGAGAAATAACCGTTACTGATCAAAGCGGTCAATTTAAATTTAAAGCCCCTCATTTTCATATATCAGAGGCTGGCACACAAAGAATTATTTTTGCAAATAAAAAAAGTGTTTTTCAAAATGTTTTTAAAAATCCTAAAGAATTAAGGGATTTAGATAAAATTGAAGATTACCATTATTGTACTACACAAAAAGCATATCAAGAATACATAAATAATAAAAATAAATGATTTACTTAATTGAAAATATAGAATTATTATCACAACTTCCTATTGATGCAGAACCGCAAATTGTGAAAGGTACTGCTGCATTAGTGACAGCTGCTGCTGTTAGTGCTGGCGCTGCATTGCTTAAAACAGGAATAAACGCAATTGGTATTGGTAGAAAGAAAAGGGAAAGAAAAAGAAAAGCAAAAGAACTTGAAAAACAAATGTCTAAGGTAGAGAATTTTGAGTTTACCAATGCATGGGAAGGTCTAGAAGGCACCTCTTATGAAACTGTTGCAGGTGAATTAGGTGAATTAGGAGATGCTGCGCAATTAGGGCAAGCCGGGAAAGCTGAATTAGGCACATTAGGTAGGGCTAGAGGTTATAGCGCTAGAGGGTATGAAGGTGAAGGTTATGAAAGTCAAGGTTATACTGCAGGACAAACTAATATAGCTGGTTTAGCACGAGGTGCGGCAACAGGTTTAACTAATACAATGTCTAACCTCCAAGTTTCTACAGCTGGGGCTGAAATGGCGGCAAGAGAGGCTGATCAATCTTTAGCAGCTAGTCAAGATTTAGCAGCTCAAGCAGGAACAGGAGCTGGAGGAGCAACGGCTCTTGCAGCAGCCGCAGCAAAGTCTAAAGCAGGGATTGCTGCAGATATAGATAAACAAGTTAAACAAAATGAAATGATGAGAGCTCAGGGTGAATCTGAACTCCAAAGAGCACAATTAGCTCAAGGGAATTTAGCATCGCAATTTGATTTAGGGCAATCTCAATTCAATGTAGGCGCGGCTAATCAAGCTGCCCAGTTTGGCGCTGCTGCAGCCAATCAAGCTGCTCAATTTGGTGCTGATGCAAGAAATCAAGCCAATAGATTTACTGCAGATGCTATGAATCAAGCCGCAAGATTTAAAGCCCAAGCACAAAATCAATTTGCTTTAACACAATTTGGAGCTGAAAATGCATTAAGCCAATTTAATGTAGGCGCACAAAATCAATTTGCTATGGCAGATGTTGCGGCACAAAATCAATTTGGATTAGCTCAATTTGGTGCTGAAAACCAAATGAATCAGTTTAATGCAGGTCAACAAACTGCTGCTAATAGATTTGCAGCTGAAAGCGCTTATGATGCTGATGTTAGAACTAGAGGTGGAGCTGAGGCTATGCAAAATAATCAGTATAGTAAAGAAATAGCACTTTTAAATGCAAGAGGGGGACAATCTGCTGCTGCAGATGCTGCATATAACAATCAATCTGCTTCAGTAAGAGGTGCGGCAGGCGGTGTAGTTGATGCAATTGCAGATAGCAAATGGGCTGCGAATAATTTTAAAAATTAATAGATTAATTTAATAATATGGCAAAAATAGCAACACCAAAAATTGGATGGGATTATATGGCAGGTGTAAGAGGCACTATTGCAGGAGCTAAACAAGCAGAACAGCAAGTTTACCATGATAAGCTGGTTAGAGCTCAGTTAGAGCGAACTAGAGATATAGAAAGAGAAAGACAAAGAAAACAAGCTGAAGCCCAAGATAAAGCTAATGAAGCATTTTATCAGCAAACTTATGATACTTTTAATAAACCATTTGCCGATAATTATTCAGGTAATAAAGGTATAAATACTCTTTTTGAAAATTTTGGAAATAATTATAAAAAAGATTATGTTAGTATTGTTAAAGATCCTAATTTAAGTGGCGAACAAAAAGTACATAAACAGGGCGTAATGGAAAGAAATGCCAAATTTGTAGGTGCTGCACAAAAACATATTATTAATTTTCTTAATAATTTTACAGAAAAAAGTGTAGAAGGAGATATTTCGAGGGCAATGCCTCCTTTATATCAATCTATTGGGGCAGACCTTGTTGCTGGGCAGTTTGATGCAGAATTAACATGGGATAACGACGCAGAAACTGTTTTTTTAAAAGGCAAAACTCAAGACGGACAAGAAATAAATTTATCTGTACAGGATATACCATTGCATTGGCCTGGAGTTATGAAGGCGGGCACGCCTATGGAAGATGCTATAGCTGCCGCTAGAGACCAATGGAATAATGATATAAAAGAATTTTATAAAACTAAAGATAATAATTTACTACCTTCTTTTAATGAAGAAAGAATAAAAGCTGTATTAGATGCTCAAGTAGAAAGTTATGGTAAAGATGGGGTTAAAGTTTTTGCAATGGATACTATGGGTTGGGGAGAACAAGATTTTAATAATGCTGTTAGGGCTTATTTAAATACCGAACGCACAGAGTACCCTTTTGGAGGTGAAGAAACCTTATATAAGAAAATGATGAATAGGACTAGAGCTGATTTTGGAGAAGAAAATCCTGAAAAAGAAGGATACGCAGAGGCACAAAAAAAATGGGAAAATTGGGAAAGAACTAAGCATAGCTATTTTCCTAAAAAAACTAAAATGACTCAAGTAGAGGCTGAATTAGCTGTAATGGAAGATTTAACGGAGACTTATGTTGATACTATGCGTCAAGTCTGGGATACGGATGCTACTCTTAGCGGTATAAAACCATTTCCAGCTCAAAGATCTCAAACAAGTGATACTCAACAATTAATTAGAGATGAAGCCGAATCTTTTAATGCCGTAGTAGAAACTGATATAAATAATTTATGGCCCATTTTAGGCACAAAAGGAGGTGTGGCTTATATAGATGAAAAAACAGGAACACCTACTCTTAAGTATGACCAAGAATATCAAAACAGTCCTACTGAAGAAGTAATTATTGATTTAAACAATGATGAGGCTTTACGAAATTTATGGCTAAAAGGTGTTAGAAGAGAGCTAGACTCAAGTAAGTATGATGCCGATGTATTAAAAGAGTGGCATGCACAAAAAAGAGCTTTTAAAGCAAATTTATTAAACTCTATAAAAAGAGGCACTAAAAATAGAAATATTTTTAATAGAGGAAATGAATTAATAAGTTTAGATTCAGTGCGTTTAAATTCAGTTGGATTGCCACAACCGGGAGCCGCCCCTACCAGCCGTAGGATGGAGGATTAGTATAAAAAGAATTAAAAAATATTATATATATGTTTGAATGGAATGGGCAACAGTTCACTTTAGATCAAGTATTAAAATCTGCAGAAGAAGCAGGCCTTAGCTTTGAGGAATATAAGGAAAAATATGGTATAATTGAGGTTGAAGATAAAGAACCAGTTTCTGATTTTCAATATAATGGTAAATCTTTTACTTTTGATCAAGTAGACAATGCCGCAAAGGAGGCCAACTTGAGTTTTAATGACTATGTACAAACATATGGCATCGAAACACCTAAAGAGGTTGAAGTTGTTGGAGAAAGATATCCTAAAGCAAAAGAAGAATCCAAAGTTCCATATGCTCCTCAAGAGGAAATTGTTGGGCCTAGCACTCAATCACGAGAGTGGTTGGAACAACAACAAACAGATCTTTTAGATTACGAAGAAAATCTTATTCCTGAAGCAGAAGAATTATTTTCGCCTGATTGGGTTGAAGATAATCAAGTATATGTGCCTAGCACAGGACCAGTTGCTATTGGGGGAATAGCTGCTAATACAACCGGGGGCGGGGTCTATATAGATCCAGTGAACAAGGGAAGAACTGAAGCAATTGAAGAGGCTAAAAAATTATTAAATGAACAAAATGGCGGAACAAATTTAGTAGAACCATCTGAAGAAGAAATTTTAGAAACTGCTAAAAATATTTGGCTTAATAAAAAACAAGAAAATCTAGAGGTTGATTTTGCAGATCATTATTTACGTAAAAATGCAGCACTTGATTGGGGTGATTTAAAAACATATGCTTCTATAGCTTCTCCATACATAATGCCCACTTTAAATCCTGAAATGAAAGCATTTAAAGAAAGGCAAGCTACTCTTGCTAAAGGAGATAAAAAATTTGCGCAAGAAAAAGTACAAAAAAATAAATTAGATCTTAATAAACTAAGCACTAAAGTAAAAACTAATGAATTACAAGCTATTAATTTAGCTCAAGGTGATTATAAAACCCAAGAAGACTTCGACGAAGCCAAAAAACAACTTGCAAATATAGCTTTAGAAAACGAAGCTATTATTAAAAAAAGTGAATATATTTTTGATGATTTAAAAGCTAATTCTAAAGAAATAGGTAAATATGATGAATATCTTGATGTAATAAAAAGAGATTATAGTTTTTCAGGTATAGCTTTAGGGTCGCTTACTGCATCTACTATAGAATTAGTTAATGGAGGGTTAGCTATTCCGAGATATTTAAAAACTGCTGCGGATAATTTAGCAAGAGGAATTACTGACAATAAATATGATATGCCAGATTGGGTGTTTGCTTTAGCTGGCCCCGCTTTTAATCTTTTAGCTAGTGAGGAAACTAAAGATGTTAATGATTTCTTGGATAATGTTTCTGAAAATATTAGGGGTACTTTTGCAAAAAATCAAGAGGTAACAGACATAGATAGCCTAGGTGGTGTTGCAAGTTGGATAGCGCAATTAATTGGTAATCAAGCTCCAATAATGGCAACTATGATGTCTATGCCTACATATTCTTTAACAGCGTTAGGGGCTTCAGCTGCAGGTGGTAAATTTCTAGAAATGGAAAAAGAAATGGGTTTACCGGGCGGGCCAACTTATAGTGGTCTTGAATTGTTATTAGCTCCAGCTATAGTAGGGGGAGCTGAATATCTTTCAGAAAAAATAACCTTAGGGCAGGTGAAAGGCGTAATGAAGGCTGTTAAAGGCGATCAATCTATTATTGAGGCAGTAAAAAGATATCTTACAAATGATTACCTTAGGTGGACTAAAGACATGTTCCAAGAAGGTGGTTCAGAAGTTGCGGCAACTTTAGCTGAAAACATGACTGATAAGTATCTATTAGACAAAGATGTTGAATTAACTAGAGGGCTAGCTGATTCCTTTGCAAGTGGTGCTGTAATGAGTGGATTTATATATAAAGCCCCATTGGCTGGGAGAGCTTTAAGTAAAGTATTTTGGGGTGAAGATGTAAGAAATCAAATTCAAACTGGTAATCAATTAATTAAAGAGTTAAATAATGAACTTAATAATGATAATTTAACGGAAACTGAAAGAAAAGACATCTTAAATAATATTGCTGAAATCGATGCTAAGCAAAAGAAGATAATGCGAAATGCTAATGAAAGCTTTGATAATGCTACTACTACAGAGAAAAAAAGGCTTTTTAAAATATATGATTTACAAAATAACATTAAGAGAAGGGCTATAAAAATAGCTAATAACACTAAGCTTAGTGAAAAAAATAGAAAAAAAATGATTGATATCCAGCAAAGAAAATGGGATGGCTATCAAGATGAAAAAAATTCTATATTAATAAGATTAAGCGAAAAGAATTTTGATCCTCAAACTTTTTCAATAGAAGAGTATGAAAATAATGTTACTAAAGGGAAAATGGGTCGTAATGAATATATAGACAAACAAATCCAAACATTATCTAATACTTTATTAAATTTACAAGAGCGTAGAAAAAAAGCTACTACTGCTGAAGAAATAAAATTATTAGATTTAAAAATAAAAAATGTTCAAAATAAAATAAAATATTTAGTACCTGAAAAATCAGGATTTTTTAGCATTATCCCAACAACTATAAGGAAAGCTAACTCTATAAAAGAATTAAATGAAGCTTTTATTACTAAGTCTGCTGAATTAAGTGATGCATTAAAATCTAAAAAAATAACACCAACTGAGTATAATAAACAATACAAAAGACTTAAAAATAGTTTTGATAAAAAAAGAAATAGTTTTATAGAAAAAGTTGATAAAACTAAAGGCGAATATACTGAATTACAAAAATTATATGATTCAACTATAGACAAAGAAGGGAAATTACCTACAACGCAAAGAGGCCAAAATAAATTTGTTAATGAATTTAATAAAATTGCAGCACCAATTTTTGAAAAAATAGCTCAAAGATTATATGATAGAACATCTAAAGATAAAGTTGGAGGTTTAACAAGAAAAAATTTTATTAAAGGTTTACAATCTGAAGCTTGGAAAATTTTAGAAGAGGAGTTTGATCCTAGTTTACAAACTTTAGATAAATTTATTAGCAATAGATTAAATTTAAGAGCTAATAGATTATTTGGCGAGGATACAGGCAGAAATGATGAATTTACAGAAGAGTTAACTGATAAAATTTCTCAAACAATTGTTGAAGAAATTGAGGAAGAAAATGAAGGAAATAAAATAATAGAAACTAGTAAGCTTTTAAATTTACCTAAAAATATAACTAAAAAACTTAAAGCTAGTATTCCTACTATCTTATCTACTTTAAAAAGTAAAATTGATTCTAGAAAATTTAAAGGAGAAATAAGCAAGGCTTTTAAAGATTTGTTATATGGAGATCTAAAAGAATTTTTTGGTAAAGATAAAAAAGGAAATAAGAGATTTACAGATTTTATAACTAAAAATACTAAAGCTTTATATGATACACTAACAGAAGAAAGCATGAGAATGGCCCGTAATAATAAGACCGGGGTAAATCCTTTTGTTGAAGCTGGATTTTTAATTGAAAAAGATGGTGAATTAGTAAAAGCTGCTTTTGAAAATATTGATCAACAAGCATTCATAGATTATTATACTGCTAAAGATAAAGCAGCAAATACTATGTCTGATCGTAGAATGAATTTAATAGAAGCTGTAGCCTCCTCTATTGGGTCTGCAGAAGCAATAAATGCATTAGCTACAGATGCTGATATTAAAAATAAATTTTTAGAACAACAAACCAAAGAACTTGAAAAAGCTGCTAAAGGTTTAAGTTTATTAGAATCATATGCTCGTAATATATTCCAAAAAATTACTAAAAAAATTGAAAAAGAATTTGCTAGATATGGGTTTACCCGTTGGAGTACTTTAGCGTTAACGTATGGATTTAACGATATTAATTTAAATAATGCTAAGGAGAGAGAAGCTTTTTTAGAAAATTTAGTTAAAACAGGATTAACTAAATTATTACCAGCTAGTTTATTTAGAAGTTTTCAAGGTGTTAGTAAACCTAAAATATTTATAGAATCTGACGGATTAAAATACGTAAAAAACCTTGATGGGGAATTGTTATTAAAAAAGACATATGAAACCCTTTCAAAAAAACAAAAAAAAGAGCAAGGTTTTGGTAATATAGAAAGAGACCATGACAGGCATGTATTTTTTAAAAACGCCGCCGAAGCTGATGCTTGGATTAAAGAGGTGGGAATAGAAAATTTTGCCAAAGATCCTATTATTGATAAAGCATTAAAGAAAAGCGCTTATACTAGTAAAATAAAGGGGAAAACTGTTCTTACAAAAGTAAATTGGAAAGAAGAAGATAATAAATTAGTGGCATTAGAAAAAATATTTGATATTTTTCAAGAGTACATGCTTGACAATGGTAAAGTAAATAAAAAGAACGCTTCTATAGTATCTGCTTTGTTAAAATCTTCTCCATCGTGGCAAGGGCATTTTGTTAGAAAACTAGCTCCAAGAGGATTTACTAATTCAAGTAAATTATTAGATGATTTAGGAAATAGACTATTTGTAGAAGAACATACTTTACCCGCTTCTGCTGTAGCTAAATATCTATTTGAGCAAGCTATTAATGGAACAGTAAAAAATAATTTTGATTTAATCAAAAAAAATTATTTTCAAGGGCCTTTATTAAAGACATCTGATGATAAATTATCTGGAATTGGTGTTGATGGAAAACCTTTTACATATAAAGAGTCTACACCATCTGGTTGGATGTTAACAGATAATATTTGGGCTAGATATTTTAATGCTAATGTAAATAATACGCGTGGTGGTATAGATCCCAATGTTATTATTTTAAGAAACGGTAAAACTGTTGCCCAAGAATTTAATGTTCAATCTGATGGAACTATAACGCCCGATGTTAAACAATTGCAACAAGAAGGTATCGCTGAACAAACAGGGGACCAAGTAGAAAATTTACTTGATAGGGCTATAGCTAAATTAACTGAGCTTACAGGTTCACAAGGCACATTACAAATGAATTTAGCTGCTGTTCCTATCCATTTATTAACAGGTGGATTAAGAGCCGTTAAATTGGCATATCAAGGAGGGAAAAGCTTAAGTCAAGCTATTAGTGCAGGATATAATAAAGTAAAAAATTATATGACTGAAACAGAATGGGCTGAATTTGTTGGTGTTTCTGTTCAAGAAGTAAGAAATGAAAAAAATCCTGCTCAAGTTAAATTGGCCATTCTTTCAGAAAAAGGTGTTGCTCAAATTCAGGAACAATCAAGAAAAACTGATAATGCTTTATTAAAAGAGTTTGGAATTGATATTGACGGATTAAGTACTGATGAAATTGTTGAAAAATTAAATATACTTAGGAAAGCTAAAAGCGAAGCTTCAAATCCAAAAAATCCAACTAAGAAGGCTAGAGTATTTGATTTTGACGACACGCTGGCTAAAACTAATTCTAAGGTACTTTACACGCTCCCAGATGGAACGGAAGGTAATTTAAATGCTACAGAGTTCGCGGAACAATACGAGTCCTTAAAAGAATCCGGTGCAACTTTTGATTATTCTGAGTTTAATAAAGTAAAAGACGGCACTAAAGGTCCATTAGCTACATTAGCTAAAAGATTTACGGAGGCATTAGGTGATAGAGATGTATTTGTATTAACAGCACGCCCAGCGGAAGCAGCGGCAGCTATACAAGAATTTTTACGAAATACTTTAAATATTAGTATTCCACTAAAAAATATATCTGGAATAGAAAATGGAACTCCCGGCGCTAAAGCTATGTGGATTGCTGAAAAAGTTTCAGAAGGTTATAATGACGTTTTCTTTGCCGATGATTCCAAACCTAATGTTGAAGCTGTTGAAAAAATGTTAACCGATTTAGGTGTAACAAATAGAGTTCAACAAGCTAAAGAAGATGGCCAGAAAACTTTAGAAGACGAAATGGATTCTTTGATTAGAACTAATAAACCTTCTAAGTTTGGTAGAATATTAAATAAATTAAATATTTATATTCCGCCTGGAGCTGATGATTTTGCTGGTTTATTATCTTATTTTTTAGGCAGCGGTAAAACAGGCGAACAACAACAAAAATGGTTCCAAGAAAATTTATTAGATCCATTTGCTAAGGGGATTGACGCATGGACTGCAGCAAAAGTTTCATTAGCTGAAGATTATAAAGCATTAAAGAAAAGATTTAAAAATAAAAAATTATTAGCCGAAAAGGTTTTAGGAGGATTATATACTAAAGAGCAAGCTGTTAGAGCTTATCTATATAATAAAGCTGGACAAGATTTAGGTTTAAATAAAGCTGATACCGAAGATCTAATAGCTTTAGTTGAGGGCGATGCTAAACTTAAAGCTTTTGCTGAAGAATTATCTAAAATAACTAAATTAGATAATGGATATCCTAATATTACTAAAGAATGGTTGGGCGGTAATATTGATACAGATATGGCTAATGCTGCCAACACATCTTTAAGAGATATATTTTTACAAGATTTTATAAATAATAAAAATCAGATTTTTTCTCCACAAAATTTAAAATTAATAAAACAAGCATATGGTAATGATTTTACTAATGCATTGGAAAATATTTTAGAAAGAATGACTACGGGTATAAACCGTAAAAAGGGAAAAGATAAAGAATTTAATGCGGTAATGACCTGGATTAATCAATCCGTTGGTGCAGTGATGGCTATTAATATGAGATCGGCAATTCTTCAGCAGTTATCTATTGTAAACTATACTAATTGGAGTTTTAATAATCCATTTATGATGGCAAAAGCAATGGCTAATGTTCCTCAATTTTTAAAAGATTATGTTAAAATATGGAACTCCCCATTTTTAAAAGAAAGAAGAGGGGGAATGGCTATTGAAGTCAATATGGCAGATATAGCAGATTCAAATCCAAGTAATTTATTCTTAAAATTAAATAAAAAACTACTTGAGTTAGGATTTAAGCCTACACAATGGGGTGATAGCAATGCTATATCCTTTGGAGGAGCTACTTGGTATAGAAACAGATTAAATCAATTACTTAAAGAAGGTACGATGACTGAGAAAGAAGCAGATGCTCAAGTTATGTTAGAGCTTCGTGAACTTTCTGAAGAGCACCAGCAATCTTCTAGACCAGATAGAATATCTAGACAACAATCCTCAGATATAGGTAGATTGATATTAGCTTTTGCTAACACGCCTTTACAGCTTGCTAGATCGCATAAAAAAGCTATAGGTAATCTTATTTATAGAAGAGGCGATGCTAAAACAAATATGTCTAAAGCTATTTATTATGGAATGGCACAAAGTTTAATATTTGTAGCATTACAACAAGGATTATTTTCTTTATTAGCTGATGATGATGATGAAATGGATGAAAAAGAAAAAAGAAAGCTAGATTATGCTCTTCATGGTGTTATAGATGGTTTGCTTAGAGGGATAGGATTTGCAGGAGCAACAACTGCAGCTCTTAAAAGTTTGGCTATGGAATATTATTCCCAATATCAAAAAAGAAAAGAAGGTAAATATGTAAGAGATGGTGCTCTAAAATTGATTCAAAGAGGTCTTTCAATTTCGCCTCCACTTAGTAAAAAGATTGGGGATATTGTTGAAGCACAAAAGTTTGAAACATGGAGACAATATAAAAACGATCCTTTTTATAAAGGATTTGCTGTAGCTAATTATGTATCAGGGTTAACAAATATACCCGCAGACAGGGTATTTAAAAAGATTGAAAATTTGAAAGCTGCGTCTGATGACAGAACCGAAGCATGGCAATCTATATTTTTATCATTAGGATGGTCACCTTATAATGTAGGCGTACAATGGCCTGAAATGCCTCCTAAGAAAACTAAGAAAAAAAGTACTACATCAAAGAAAAAAGTTAAAAAGAAAAAAGTAAAAAAGAAAAAAAGCCCTATAAAAATGGAATTACCTGAAGGAGTTTTAGGTAGAGCTAATAAAGACGGCACTATTGAAATTAAAAAAGGACTATCTAAAGAAAAAGAAGCGGAAGTAGAGGCCCATGAAAATGCCCATTTGCTTCAGTTCCAAACTGGGAAATTAGATTATAATGATGAATATATTAGATGGAAAAATCAACAAGCTTTAAGAACAGCTGATCGTAAAATCTTTTGGAATGGTAAATTATATAAAGAAGGGGATAGGGCTTTACCTTGGGAAATAGAAGCCAATAAATTAAGTAAACAACGAACTGTATAAATAAATATAAATTATGTCAACATCACAAAATAATGAAGTACGCAATGCTGCTTATTATGGATACTCAGGACAAGATGAAAATTTAGGTTTTGAAGAAGAGCCAAAAAAAGAAGAAAAGGCTAAAGCACCAGCGAATTCAGTTAGAACAAATAAATTAAGAAGAAAAGGGGAAGCTATCCTTCAAGATAAAAATTTAACTACAGAAGAAAAACAAATTCAAGCATTAAGAAAAAGAAGAAAATACGATAGAAGTGTTCAAAGAGATGCTGACCAAAACAAAAGAGATATTGAGCGTGGTCAAATAAGGGTAGATAGAGACAACCGTAGAATAGAAAGAATGGCTAATAGAAATCAAATATCTATAGGAGAAGCCACTAAAATATATAAAGATAGACAAGAAGCATTATCAGGATTTAAAAAAGGGACTAGACCGCCCCATCCATCTTTAGTTGAAATGGAAAATCAAAATAAAAAGGAAGCTACTAATAAATCTAATCAACAAAAACTAGATGAGCAAAACGTTGATAATTCCCCTTGGAATATCAAGAGCACTTTATCAAAAAATACGTCTCAAACTAAATTTTTATGAGGCATAATTAAAATAATTAATAACTATAAACACAAATAAACGACAATGAGTGAACTTAGTGAAGACACTAAATTTCAAGTAAGCATTAAGACTCTAGCGGCAATTGGAGCTGGCATATTTGCATTAGTAGGTATGTATTTTGCGCTCCAGGCCGATATAGAAGAGGCTAAGCTCTTGCCCGAACCTCCGGTTTCGAGAACGGAATATGACCTTAAAGATGAATTAATTCGCGAATCTATAATGAATACAGAAGAAAAGGTTCAAGAAAATTCGCAAAAACTGGATAAAATAGATGAAAAATTATATGAAATAATTAAAAAATAATACAATGAAATATATAATAACTTTAATTTTGTTTTTAATTGCCTATACTGGCTTTAGCCAAACTAAAGATATCCAATTATTACAAATTAATTCAAGTTGGAATTTAAAAAATGATATTCCAAGAGGAGATTTACCTAGTAAATACATGGTACATAAGATACGAATAGATCATGCTACCATAGAACATCAAGGCCCTAACTTTAAAGAAAGTTTTGCTGGTAAACCTTTACCTATATTAATTTTATATGTAGATGGTAAAATAAAATATCAATGGACTGCAGACTTATCTTTTAAATTAAAAGTATCTAAAGGTGAAATTTTAGATGTTATAGAAAAAGTGCTTAAATAATATGGAGTTTGCATTATACATAACCTGTTTAGTTTTAATGTGCTTATTTATTATTCGTAGGGTAAAATAAAAAAAAGGGTAGCCAAATTAATGGTTACCCTTTTATTATTTAAAATATTAATCCTATAAGAATTCCAACTATTGGTCCAACTATAGACCAAATTTCTAAAAATTTTATTCTACCTAACTCTTTTTGAGTAAAAACATTATCAGAGGTATCTAAAATAAGATTACCTGCTTTCTTTTTAGTTTCATTTAATTGGTTTTCTAAATCTTTAATTTTTTGTTTTGCATCTGCAAACGTAAATCTTTTTTTTGCCATATTTGTTTATTTATTATTAATTACCCATCGCACGATAAACAATCAGGATTCATTGCATTAGCTGCAATATCACCTCTCAATACAGATTCAGTACGCATATAATAAAGTGTTTTTATACCATGTTTCCATGCTTCTATATGTATTTGATTTATCCATCTCGGGGTTGCTTCAGCAGGAAATGCTAAGTTAAGACTAACAGATTGATCTATATAGTCTTGCCTTATTCCAGCTTGATTAACCAATTCTAATTGATTAATTTCTTTAAATGTTTTAAAAACATTTTTTACAGGCTCTCCATTTTCATGATTCTTTGTTAATTTCCCTTTATCAAAAAACCATCCATCAAGTTCATTTATATCTTGAACAGATCCACCATCTTTTAAAATTTTATCCCAAATTTCTGAAGTATCTATTTTAAGCCTTCTTAAAATTTTTTGTAATTCTTTATTCTTTCTTATAAAAGTTCCTTTAGCTGTTTGTTCAGTAAATACATTTGCAGCCCAAGGTTCAATCCCTGGAGATATATTTCCACTTAATTTACTATTTGATACAGTGGGCGCTATCGCTCTTAAATGTGTATTTCGCATTCCAGTACCCGCACACCATAAAGGTTCACCATATGTATCCGCAAGAGCCCTAGAAGCACGTTCTGTTTCTATTTTAATCTTAGAAAATATTTCTCTAGTCTTAAATTGAGCTAAAAGCCCTTCAAAAGCAATTCCATTTTTTTGTAACAAAGTATGCCAACCTACAACACCTAATCCTAATGCTCTTCCTTTTTCAGCTGATCTTACAGAATTTTCAAATCCAACTCTTCCTTTGGCTTTATGTATAAATTCAGATAATACTCCATCTAAAAACCAAATAGAGTCATAAACAAGATTAGTATTTTTCCATTCATCATATTTATCCAGATTAACTGAAGATAAACAGCAAACAAAACTATGTGTTTCATCTGTATGTAAAACTATTTCGCTACAGATGTTTGTCATATGTACTTTTAAACTGTTCGACTTATAAGCTTTTGGATTAGCCTTGTTTGTATTTCCTTTAAAGAGGATATACGGCTCGCCAGTAGCTTTACGCTTTTGGAGGAGTTTTCCCCATTTTTTTCTTGCTTCGGGATTTCCTGCTTCAAGTTTTCGCATAAACTTGTCACCAACGACAGCACACTGATGTAAGTTAAGAGATTGTCTATTGACGTCCCCTTTAGGTTCTCTGATTTCCAACCATTCATCGAAATCAGCGTGCTCGATGTTGATATTAACGGATGCAGCCCCTCTACGTACTGATCCTTGATTGG